ATCCCTATATTAAATCCATTTTTAATTATTTCTACCTGCATCATATGTTTATCATTTGTAATATAATGCCTAATAGCTGTTATTAAAAATACACCTGACAAATATTTATCAACAGCATCAGCAGCTGTATCTTCGTCACTGTTTGTTCCTGAAGCAGGATACAAAAAGTTTATACACATACCTATAGTCATATCAGTTCTACCATGAATTGTAATTTCAAATTTGGTAGCATTTAAAGAATTTAAATAGGAATGTCTATAGTGTGTTTTGTCTATAATATAGTCTGCAGGATGTCCTTCAGGCAAATCTTTATTGTTTGTAATACCATAGTCTGTATAAAGAGATGAATTTACAGGAACAAAAGTAGTATAATTGTAAGGATTTAAATTTACATTTTTAGGTATTGCTGTGCCTTCTGCTGTTTTGTAAAAAGCAGCTGCTCCTGTGGCCATATCAAAAGTAGTTTCAGTAATTTTTTTGGTAGTTAAATCATAACTTCTTATAGCATTAGCATAGTATCCGGTTTGAATGTTTTTAAGACTATCAATAATTTGAGGTGTTTTAATATCTATTACCCTAGTCATTTCATCAGTAAGTGACGCACCGTAATAATTATAATTGTCTCTTTTTCTTTGGAAAGTTCCGGGTATTAATTCATATACATATTCATCAAGTAACCCGTTTTCACTTTGGCTTTTTATTAGGTGTTCAAAACTTGCCAACATAAAAGTATCTTTGTTCTGAAAAAATAGAAAATCAGATGCTTTTCCTAATTGTCCTGCTGATCTTTTTGCAATATAAGAAAGATTTTTAAAAGGCGACCAAAAATTAGAAGTATATTTTATGTTAGTTTTATGAGGTGTGTCAGTTACTAATAGCGTACTAAAATCACTTACCATTAAATAATCTTCAAATATTTTTTTAGCAACATCATTTGTTTTACCCGAAAAGGATCCTGTGACCGTGCTTTGTAGATCTATGTATCCTTCTTGGGAAATTAATTCTAATTTATATGAAACACTACTGTCTTTAATTTTTCTGTTTTTAATACCAGTAACGTGAAAATTTTTTTGATATACAATTGCGGGGTTGTCATCAAACGTAGGAGTTCTAAACTTAATGGATACAAGTTCTCCGCCAACTATAGGCATAGATGAGATTAAATTTACATTGTCAGTAATGTAAAGTTCTGCAAATATACAAGGAGAATATATGTCCTCAAATAAATTAAGTTCTGTATAGAATTCTAGTAAGCCGGTTCCTTCATCATATTGATTTAGAATGATAAGGTCTTCAACTATAACTGATCCGGCCTGTAATAGTTCATCCATTTGCTGCCATCAACCTTTTGTATTGAGTGACAAACTCACCCACAAATTCAGATCTTAAAAGAAAAATTTGTCTTTTAGAATCATTGAGCTCAATTTCATAATCATAATTTGTAATAGCCTGATGAAGACCGCTTGCAATTTTGCTGGCATCATAATCTACAATTACTTCAGGATCTGAATCAGTAATTTTATAATGGTGTATAGCTGTTTCATTTCCAGCGCCATACTTGTTTTTAACATACTCATCTAGTTTTTCAAGATCTTTTGGCCATTCTTCATACGGATTAGTAATATCATTGACAAGAAAGACCAACCAATGCAATTCTGAATTTTTATATTTTTTTTGTGCTATAATATCCGGAGTTTCTCCTAGTTTAATTTCATAGCTTTCATATGACAGCTGGCCTCTTAAAGAAGACCTTGTTGCAACTCGGGTAAAAATATCTCTAACTACTCTAAGCCTACCATCCGGAAAGGGGTATGTCATCTTTGGCATTGTTTTAAAATACATTAGAACGAATTCCTCCAGTTAAGATCTACACCGGTTCCTGCACTATCAGTTACACCCCTTCTACTCAATGTTTCTAGTTCAGCAAATGATAACTGAAGATTAATTTCTATTGGAGCGCCGTCAGTGTCTTTAAAAGAAGTAAAAGAATCTGCACCGCCATATGAAATTTTAACATCTGTCAACGCACACGGTGCTATTTTACTTAGATACTCATTTCTTTGTCCTTTATACCTATATTCAATTTCAAATTCAGAGGGATAAATGAGAGTATAATTAGCATCGTTTCTTTCTGGGTGCATATGATATTTAAATAACTGTACAATGTTCATTACCGTTTGTAATTCTTTATTACTTTTTGGCATAAATTTATAACCAAAACCAAACTTTCTGAATCCCATACTTTGAAATAACTGTTCTTTATATGGATTCAATGTGTTGCCCGACAACAGATCAAAAGCAGCACCTAACTCTCCTGCTACACCTAACTTACCTGGTAACTGAGCCGCGCCCTGTATTACTGATCTCCCTAATCCACCTGCTAGTCCTTTAAACTGACTTAAATTCATAGATTTGTTAGTACCAGGAATGTCAAAATCTCCTTCACCTTCAGCTCCAATTAATTCATTCAGTTTAACGCTGCCCTGAGTCATAGCCCCGCCAAAAATTCCGAGTTCTTTATTTTCCCAATTAGCAGAATATTCAGCAGTAGGAGGTCCTGAGACAAATAACTCAATCGCTTGTTGTAGTCTTACCCTGCCAAAGTTTTTACCAAATCCAATTTCCTTTTTAGCAATGTCTATTATATCCTCACCATTATCATTCACATCTTCTGTAATACCCAACAATGATAGTAATCCAGCTGCGACACTTACGCCACCGTTTCCGGTAGCTGCTTGAGTTGCTCGTCTTGTAAGTTCAAATCCACCTGCCAAAAGTCCAGCTGTTGACGCTGAATCTAAATTATCTAGACCTTCTTCATTGGGTCGTCCCAATTTAGTCCCAGACGTACTACCAGCAACTACTGAGGTGTTAGCAGACTGTCTAGCAGCTCTAGTATTTTCTCTAGCATTAATATAAAAAATTATACTATGTTGAAGTTCAGCAGAATCGTCACCTATATTTAGAGGATATTTAAATGTTTTTCTTTCCGCAACATCAAATTGTGCTTCAGGACCGTCCTCATTTATAGGAAAATCCTCGTCATTTATTGTTATTGCATTGTCAGCCATTGGTAGTCTCTAATAAATAGTGAGTTAAGTATTCTTATTTATAACGATAATTTATGACATACACCAAAGAATTATATCAAGGCAAGTTTAGACCGAGAAACCCGGCCAAGTACAGAGGTGATATTACAAATATAGTGTATCGTTCCGGATACGAATTGAAGTTTATGAATTGGTGTGATCTCAATGATTCTGTACAAGAATGGGGAAGTGAAGAAATAGTCATACCCTATCGCTCACCTATAGACAACAGATACCATAGATACTTTGTGGACTTCTATGTAAAAGTATGTAATAATGATGTCACTGAAATGTATCTTGTAGAAGTCAAACCCTATCGTTTTACACAAGAACCTAAGATTCCTAAGAGAAGGACAAAAAGGTTCATACAAGAAGTCAAACAATGGGGTGTCAATTTAGCCAAGTGGGAAGCAGCTGAAGAATTCTGTAAAGACCGTAAGTGGAAATTCAAAATTATTACAGAAAAAGAACTGAACCTATAAAATCATTATAAATAGTGGTATGGCTAATCCATTCCAAAACATAAGAGCCGCGGCAGGCGAACAGGACCGTTCATTCAGATGGTACCAAGATGCTGTTCGTAAAATGGCAAACGGCATCAATACTTTTGCTGAGGTGTCTCGTACTGACATAGGTGAGTTTACTAACAGGCTAGAGCCTGGTAATATGTATATGTTCCAATATGATCCTAAGTTTAAAGACACCCTGCCTTACTATGACAGATTTCCCTTATGTTTGCCGTTTGATGATATATCAAACGGGTTTGTAGGAATAAACTTTCACTATTTGCCTTATATGATGAGGGCTCAGTTATTGGGTAACCTAATGAATTTTACTGACAAAGCACTAACTGATAAAAGTAAAATAGAAGTCAGTTGGGGTCTGTTAAAAAACTTTGGCCGATTCCCACAAGTAAAACCCTCAGTGAAAAAGTATTTGTATAGTCAAGTCCAGAGCAGGTTTGTAAAGATAAATCCTGAACACTGGAGAGCTTCTATATTTTTACCGACACATGATTTTGCAAAGGCAACACAGAATCAAGTATATAGACAAAGCAGAGAAATAATAAATGGCTAACTCAAAATCAACTTTTGAAAACTTTTTAGGTCAAGTAAGAACTGAATATTTGCCTCGTTCGGATAAATTTGAAGTAACTTTTAGATTTCCGAATCAAAGACTACGAGATCAACAAGCTGCTGAGGAAAGCACAATATTTTCATTTGGCTTTCCTTCTATTTTTACAGTAATGTGTGAAGAAGCACAATTACCCGGATTGTCTGCTACAAACGTCCCATATAAAATAGGTCCTTGGACTGAATACAGAAACCAAAACGTAGAGTATTTGACACAAGATTCGGTGTTTACTTTTATCAGTGATGGTAACTTTGAAATACGAGATGCGTTTGAAGAATGGATATTAAAAACCGTAGACCCTGTTACAAAAGAAGCCTCTTTCCATGAATCAATATATGGGACTATTAATGTAGCTGTTTTAGATAATCAAAACAATATAAGAGCAGAGTATCAATTACAAGAAGCAATTCCTAAACTAATTAACGTAACTCCCCTTGCTTGGTCTAATACTGGACACATTAGAATTTCAGTTTCGTTTGCAGCTAAACGCTGGGTAAGTGTTGAAGGGAATCGTGAATTTAGTCCTAGAGATGCTATTAGAGACAGACTGAGAAATAGAAGAATATTGGGCAATATAGGTGGAATAATACAAAGAATATTTGATTAAATTATAGGAGAATATAATGGCGTTACCAAAGATAGATGTGCCAAAGTTTGATTTGACTTTGCCTGGGACAAAAGAAACATATGAGTTTAGACCGTTTCTAGTAAAAGAAAATAATATTTTGACACAAGCTGCGGCCTCTGAAGATATTTTGACGCAGCTAAAAGGAGTTGTACAAATTGTAGAAAATTGTTGTATGGGCAATCTTAAAGTTGAAAGTTTGCCTTTGTATCAAATACAGTGGTTATTTCTACAGTTAAAAGCAAGATCAGTTGGAGAAGAAGTAGATTTTATTTTAACTTGTGGTGAATGTGAAGCTAAGATAAATTATCAAATGAATTTAAATGATTATGAAATTAAAGGAGATAATAGCACTACCAAAAAAGTTATGATAAATGAAAAATCTGGCCTTGTTTTTAGGATGCCGGATGCACTAACTCAAGTATCGGCAGCAGACTTAACAGATTTAGAAGTTATTATGAGAGGAATAGATCACATCTTTACTGATGAAGAAATAATCCATATTGATGATATTGAAAAAGAGGAGCTAGTAACTTTTATTGAACAGCTTCCGTTACAGGTTATAAAAGATGCAAATGAATTTTACAGCAATGTGCCAGTTTTAATGCACATCAAAGAATTTAATTGCAGTAAATGTAACACAGAAAATAGGGTACTGATAAACAGCATAGAACATTTTTTCGCTTAACTCTTTCTCAAGATTCGTTGGAGAATTATTATAAAACGAATTTTCTATTGATGCAGGAACACCATTGGAGTTTAACAGAATTAGAAAATATGGTGCCTTGGGAAAGAGAAGTTTATGTTAGTATGCTCATGTCACATTTAAAGAAAAAGGCTGAAAAGAAAAAGAGTAACCAATAATGGATAACATTTTAGATTTAAGTAGCTCAATACGTTCTACTTTTGCCGGTAAACAAACAGCAAGCAGAGGCAGGGTACCTAGTCTCGCTAGTGATCTTGCAAGTTCTATATCTGAAAATACTGAAGCGTTAAAAGAATTATTAGCTAACAATTCTGAGGCTAGAAAAGAGTTATCTAATTTGGTTGATATGATACAAGAAAGCCAAGCACTAACAGGCTCTGCTTTAAAAGAAGCATTAGCAGGCATTGAAGAACAAATGGAAGTTTTAAGAAAAGCAGCAGGTAAAGATGGTAAAAAAATAGATCGTCTGTTAGGATTAAGTAAAGGCATTGCCAAAGCGACAGGTGTTAGGCAAGCTACCGCTGTTCCTGTTGCTGATTCAACTTCATCTGCTGTAGCAGATGCTACATATACAACAGGTCAAGACACAGACGGTAAAGGTAAAGATTCTAAAACACTAGAAGAAATTTTAAACACCTTAAAAGGAACCGGCGGTGCAGGTGGTGGGACCGGATTGATTGGCACCATAATTGGCGGACTTGCAATGGCAATGGCAGGCGGACTTACAATATCAAAAATACTAGAAGAATTAGGATTTACAAAAGAAAGTTTTTACAACGACATTAAAAATATGCTTGGCATAGGCACTGATCCTAATGGCAATACAAGCTTAATCGGACAACCAGGATTTACATACAATCAAAACAATGGTCTAGGTCCGACTACAGTAACAAGACCTAATGGTTCACAAGTGGATCTAGAAGAAAATATTTTAGACAACACACGAGCTGATGAAATATTAGTTGCACAGGCACTAGATGGTACTCGCTCTAGACAAGTAGGAAGAGGAGTTTTAGCGACGGCAAATACAGCAGGAAGGGTAATAACCCCTGCTGTGGATGCCGCCGGAAGAATGATGAATAACGTGACAACAAATTCAAGAGGTCAGCAGATTTATAGAACAAGCCGCCCTGGCCAGGTCGCGGGCCGATATGCTTCTAGGGAAGCGAGAGAAGCACTATCTGAAAAGATCGGAAGAACCGTTGTTGCAAAAGCAGCCAGAATGGCACCAA